GTTTTAGACTTTGGCACCAGTATTTTAACGCATGGTGCTTTGGATGAGAATGTAAACTTAGATGGCGCTCCAGAAAACCCTAATGCAGTTGGTATAGATAAACAGTGTCCAGAGTGCGATTTTATTATTCCAGCTAACTCAAGAGTATGTCCTAACTGTGGTCATGGTTTTGAGGGCATTGCCAAGTCTGAGCTATCTGACTTTTCATTAACAGAATACGATCTCATGCAGCTATCTCCATTTAGGTGGCTGGACATCTTTGGAAATGGCTCTTGTATGATGGCTACAGGCTTTCAAGGTTTTGGTATTGTCGCAACAATAGATGATACCTCAGTAGCCATTGTTAAGTCTAAGCATGGTAAGTTGAGAGCCGTTTCCATTGGCGCTCGTGTTCAAGCGACATCTGCAGCGGATGATTTTCTTCGAGAGATCGAAGATGGTAATGCAGCTAACAAAACAAAAAGGTGGCTTTCACAAAATCCATCTGCTTTACAGTTGCAACATTTAAAATCAAATGGCGTTACTGTTAGCCCAATGGATTTCTCCTGGGATAAGTATAAGGCTGCTTGTTGGTTAAGTTATCTTTGGAACAAAAATGACATTGATAGAATGGTGGAGGAGATCAATTATGAATAGAAATGATTTAATTAATTCAGCTAAAGAATTAGTTAATGGTGATAGAGCTGAAGTATATGGTGACGCAAAGATTAACCATGAGCGCATCGCTAGTGGTTGGAATATTATCGCTCAAGCAGCAATGAAAAATCAGGGTGATTTGACACCAGCGCATATTACGTTGATGATGGATTGGACAAAGACCTGTAGATTATTAGAAACTATGGATCACAGAGACTCTTGGATAGATAAGATAGGCTATGCAAGTTTAGGTGGGGAAATGGCAACGAAGGAAGAGTAATGCCAAGATTTGAAATGTCTATATTACTTGCGTTGGAGAACAAAGTTGGGGAGGTTAGCACAGAAGAATATGATATGATTTGTTGGGCTGATAACCCCAGTGATGACGTGCAAGTGCATAAGACAGCCACTGAAATCATAGATGATCATACAGATAATTTAATTTCTTTAGATCAAGTAGTTTTGTTTGGTATAGCCTACATAAGAATGAAACCAGACAAAGTAATGAACCTACTTTTTGAAAACCATGAGGTTGATAAGAGTAAAATAAAAAGAGTTATGGATTTGTATAGCCATGATTCTGAAAATAAAAAAATACATTGAGGGAGAGATATGTATCCAGATTCAAGAAAACCTATGGAAGAGGTCACACTAATCTTTAAAGCCATTGGATGGGAAAAGAGATTATGTGATTTAACAGAGCAACAAGTTCAGGCATTAATTTTTGGTTTGCAAAACGCTGAAAAAATAGAAGAGGAGATAAATATTGGAAAACTCGAAGACACCTACTATGAGTCAACTGGCGTCACCGCAACAACCAGTATCCCCTTTTAAGAATATTACTGATCACATTGAGTTTGCAGTTGATGAAGCGATAGTTGACTTTAATAGTAAGAAGCCAAAAAGAAAATATATAGGTGCTTCTTCTATAGGCGAAGAGTGTTCAAGAAAAATTCAATACAGGTTTATGGGCTATCCGTCTGACAAAGAAAAAGAGTTTAGTGCAAGAACACTGCGTATATTTCAGTTTGGACATGAGATTGAGGATTACGCTGCAAAGTGGTTAAGGGATGCAAAGTTTGATTTAAGAACAGAAGATACAAACGGTAAGCAGTTTGGTTTTTCAATAGCTGATGATCAGATAAAAGGTCACATAGATGGCGTTATCTGCGATGGTCCGGTATCTATGAACTATCCGTTCTTATGGGAAAACAAATCAGCAAACGACAGAAAGTTTAAAGAGTTTGTTAAGGTTGGCGTTGCAAAGGCCAACAAGGTTTATGCAACTCAAATAGCTTTATACCAGGCGTATATGGAACTAGAGGACAACCCATGTTTGTTTACGGTTGTCAATAAAAACACGAGCGAGATTTATTATGAATTGGTTCCGTTTGATAAACATCTCGCTCAATCCGCAAGTGACAAAGCAGTAAATATCTTGACTGCTATTAAATCAGGTGACACTCTGCCACGCATCGCACAAAGTAAAGATTTCTTTTTGTGCAGGTTCTGTGATTTTCAGAATTCTTGCTGGGAGCAATAAAGTAAAAATATAAACGTGGGTGGAAAACAATGGGCGTACTTAGAATTGGTAATACAAAATCAAAAAATCTAGCAGACGATATTAGTGAAAAAGTTCCAAAATCAGTACAACTTCAAGCGTTGGTAGATACATATCCAAATGGGATAATGAGAGGCACACAGTTTGAAATTGGTTCTTTAGATGGAGAAAAAGGAAAATCATTAAAGATATCTGTTGATGCAAATAGATCTGATTTCATGCAAGGTATGGATTTCAGCACCCACGAGGGCGTTGGCGGTATCACAAAGATTATGATGGAAGGCAGAGGCATGACGCTGCAAGACGTGTCTGAATACTTTGCTGATTATTTAGGTCCAGATTTTCGCCCACGACCACCAGAAAACCCTGTCAATCTTAATCTTAACCAAGAAAGCCCAAAGCCTCAAAAGATGCAGATTGATATTAATACACCGCATGATGGTGAACACGTTTACGAATCTAGTGAAGGTGAGATCATATGTCTTGTACGGCGTTACATATCTAGGAGCGAAGATGGAGAGGTTCTTCGAGGTAATGATTGCAAGGCTAAAAAAGAATTCCGTCAGTTCTCTGGCAACAGCACGTTTCCTAAAATGCCAGACACAAGACCTTTGTATAACATACCAGGCATCTTGGAAGCCGAGCGCATCATATGGGTTGAAGGTGAGAAATGTGCAGACGATCTAAACTCTTTGGGTCATACAGCCACCTGTCATTTAGGGGGCGCTGGTATGCTTTCTGTTAGATCTGCACCTAGCTATGACTTCTCTCCGTTACAGGGCAAGCAAGTCATTCTGTGGCCTGATAACGATAGTGCAGGGGTCAAAGTAGCAAAGTTAGTGCAAGACCTAGCAACGAAGGCTGGAGCCACCTCTGTCACAATGCTAACGCCTCCAAGGGGTAAGCCAGAAAAATGGGATGCCTCTGATGCTATCTCTGAGGGTTTTGATGTAAATAACTTCTTAAACGCACCACAGCATAAAACAAAACAAAACATATCATTGCGTGATGAAAGTTTACTTGTCTCCAATATGTTTGTTGGCTCTGCTCCAGAGCAAAGGTTTTTAATTGCAGATACAATACCTCTTGGCGTTCCAGTTGTGTTTGCAGCGGCTGGTGACAGTGGTAAGGGTATGATGACGTTAGATCTCGCAATGAAGGTTGCATCTGGTGAATCAATGCAGAGTTCTTTTGGTGGCTTTGTAGCCAATCATGGCAATGTTGTATTGATGTCAGCGGAGGATGATAAGGATGAGCTGCATCGACGTATTGAAAGGCTTGATCCGTTAAACGCTCGAAGTGATTACCAACATGATTTGCGTGTATTGCCATTGCCAAACTTGGGCGGTGTGTTTCCAATGATGCAAAAGGTAGACAATACATACATTATGGCTCCAGAATTTGAGCGGTTGTATGAGCAAATACTTGAGATAGATAACCTGGCTTTGTTTGTTGCAGATCCGATGGCATCGTTTGTTCATGCAGACATCAATGCTGACCCAGCGGCAGGAGCTGCATTTATGGGTATGCTTGCACAGTTAGCTACAGAAACTGGTGCGACTGTCATGGTAAACCACCACATGGCTAAGATTAGAGACAACGACGTGATTACAACGCCTGAACAGGCTCGTAACCTAATTAGAGGTACATCAGCGATTGTGGATGGTGTGCGCTCTGCATTTAGCGTCTGGCAAGTAGACGAGAAAATGGGGCGTCAGCGGTGTAAAGATCTGGGTGTTACATATACTCGTAATTCTGTCTTTGATGGTGCTGTGGTAAAATCTAATGGCCCTGCAAACCGAGAAATCAGACACTTTATAAGGAATCAAAGCAGTGGCCTTCTCGAAGATAGGTCTGTGGACATTAGAAACTTAGCTCTCTCTACAACAGTGCGACTAAGGCTTGAGTATATGTATGAGTTTATTTCTATGTGCGAGGAACATGGAATGGCGATAACCAAAGGCGGTAGTGATGATGGAGCCTATGAAGCAATCCGTGTTAGTTCTTCCACAGAGCCATGCGTCTTAGCGCTCAAAGAAGTTAGTTCATCTACTATAAAGAACACAATTACAGCTCTACAAGAAGAAGGTCGCATTGATACTTACAAATTGTCTCAGACTGGTCCTAAAAAATGGTTAGGAACTAAGATTGGTGTTATGTCTCAGGGTATCTACGAGGCTAGAACTGCAAGAGAAAATCATTGACAACAATGGGAGTATATGTTAATAATCCCATATTAAATGAAAGGAGGTAAAGATGTTAAAAGTATTCGATACATTAGAAACAAAACCAACGTTAAAACAAGCTCAAGAGATTGTGGGCGGTCTTGTTGAAATGGTGCATTCTCCAAGCAACCCTGATGTTCAGGTCTTGGTCAATGAAGAAGGTCTATTACTTGATCTACCTTGGAACGAAGAAGCCACAAGATACGCTGAAACTGGTATTGTAGGTAACGCTATTGTTCTAAAGGGTGATGCAAAATGGGACTAAAATCATTACACCCGGCGCAAAATGCAGAGTTAGACTTTTTGCGTCGGGCAGTAGATAGACTACAAGAAGACAAAAACAGAAATGATGAAAATCATAATGTAAGATTACGCCTCTGGGAAGCCAGGGAAGAATTAGATGACTTTGTTAAAAACCTCAGAAAAGAAGGTTATAACATATAATTACCTAATTGAATTAGCAAATGGCGACGCATAAGAACTAAATTGCGCTGGATATTGCGGCTGAACACTTCCATACGGTTGTTGCGCTGGTTGTTGCTGATATTGTTGCGCCATTCCATAAGGTTGTTGATTACCACCATAAGATTGATATTGTTGTGCCATTTGATAAGGCTGCTGATACGGCTGCTGATAACCAGAATAATTGTTCTGGTTTCCATAAGAACTTCCGCCCATAATACCACCACCATAATACGGCTGTTGTTGCATTGGAGGTCTATAGTACGGTTGCTGATAAGACGGCTGTTGGTATCCTCCATAACCGCCTCCATAACCGCCAAAGCCTCCTTGAAAACCACCGCCATAACCACTGCCGTAACCTCCACCATAACCTCCGCCATAGCCAAGTGGCTGCATATAGTTTTGTCTTTGTTGTCTTTGTTGAGTAAACTGGCCGTAAGCGTCGGTACCTTCGAAAGCTGATTGCAATCTTTGAAGCTCTGCTCTTTGTTCTTCAGTTGGCCCTAAACCACTAGCGTAATCATTGTACGCTTTGTACTCATCTGTATCAGTAACCGCAGTTCTGTACTGCTGCATTGGATTAGAATAATTGTTCCTGTTTCTCTGCCCGCCTCCCATATATTGCTGAAACAACTGTTTTAACTGAGCGCCAATACCATCTGATAAATTTGGAATGCCTGGAGTTTCTGTTGCGGGAGCTGAGGTTGTTGGAGGAGCAGTAGGATTAGCTGGTACTACTTCTGTGCCTAAAAATGCTGGTGTTGCAATCGCTGATGGACTACCGCCAGCTTGTCCAGTATCTGGGGTTACTATTGGATCTATTTGCGTAGGGTCCATATAAGCTACTGGATCGGTTGGGTCTTGAGTGGAAGAGCTAAACTGATCAAATGTCATCCCTTGTTCATCTAAAAACTTTTGAGTTGATTCTGCATAAGGGCCTTCGCCATACTTATAAATACGATCTGCTGGGCCAGTATAATATCCTTTTGGTAATGGACCCATTTGACCCATATCTCTTTGACTCCAATCCCTACCACCACCTAAAGTAATTTGTGAAGGGTCTATTGTACCATAACCCATTGCATTAGTGACTGGATCAGAACGGAACTTCTCTTCTCCAAAAAAACCTCTTAATGTTGAAAAATCTGCTGTTGGCTCTGGTTTTTCCATTTGCTGTAAAGCCAAATCTTGAGCTTTTTGTCTTGATTCCTGTTGTGTTTGAAATCTACCTTCTAACATATCCTTTCTTTTTTGCTGAAAATCTTTATCACCTATTAAAGATTCGAGTAACCTTTCTCTCTCTGCTGGGTCAGTTATTGAATTGGATTGATCGACACCTAGCTGTCTAATATTCGGATTACTTGGCAGCTCTGATACAGAAGAAGCAGCTGTTTCAGGTCCTAAAGTTCCTAAATCTGTCCCTATACCTTGATCTACTGGATTTTGATCTAAACTAAATGGAGTTCCTTCTTGAAACATCTGCTGAATTCTAGTTGAGTCTTGTGTATTAACAACTCCATCTTGATTAGCATCATAACGAGGATCCATGTCCATTAAACCTACAGACATTTTTAAAATATCATTTGCATATTTAGCGTAATTACTCATATCTGGTTTTTGTTTAGGCCTAAGCGTTGCTGGATCCATAATAACACTCCATAGTGATTTAATACCGACGATACATAAAAAAATTCCGTAAAGCAACAAAATATAACGAATATTTGTTCGGGTTTGCCAGCAGCGCCCGTCTGAAATGCAAAAAGACGCCCCGTGAAAGAAAAAAAATCAGGGCGCCTTTTCTAAAGATGCAAACTTCTACAGGTCATCACCACAACAAACCTTTTAACGTAAAAATTAAATCATCTTATCACTGCGTGTTGAAATCAACACTAACTACGTTATTTAACTCTTTGTTCTTGCGAACAATAATCGTTCTGTGACCAGTGCCTTGGCAATAATAACAGCAATCAGTAATATATGCACCAATCCTATCATCGTATTCGGTATAAAAACCTTTGCCCATACAGGAATGGCAGTTCTCACCTTCATCAACTATGTTCATTTTAAACCCTCAGAGGTAAAAAAGTTTAAGAAACTTTCTGTAATTGTTATCTTCTTTGGCTCAACAGGCTTCGAAGCTTTCTTCATAATCTTCTTCATATCCTTAACCCAAGCACCACTATCTTCTAATTTATAAATAATATAATGCAACTGATTAGGCTTTAAACCTAACTTTGCAGCGATAGCTTTGTTTGAAAGCTCACCTCGAAACGCAAGATCGTGCGCCTTATCAATTAACGCCTGGGGGTATTTAGATTTTATTTCCATTGTCTTCCTCCTCTTTACATATTTATTTTAAGCATCATTCATCTCATCTTGAAGGCGCCAACTCTTTGACCTGTAGTCGGTCATAATGCACCAATCGGGGGTGGGGCTACTATACATATCCCACAACATATGAGCTTCAAAACCCTTGGCACTCAGAACTTTCATCGTCAAAAGCGCGGTTAATTTTTCGTGCTGAGACAACCAATACATGACGTATTTCTTATCGGGATCTAACTCTATCTTCTCATAACTAGAGTTGTTTGTCTCAAATCTATTCCACTGGCTCTCATAAAAGCTCTCACAACTTGTATGATACAACTTATCAAAGTCATCTAATGTGTATTCAATTATCATCTTATACTCCTCCAATATCATCATCTAAATAACCGCAAAACATATCGGTTTCATCTCGGTAAAACCAACGAAACCTAACGCCCTCAAACTTGTGCTTCAGAAAATGGGCAATCGGTGTCGGGGCTGACCATGCGGTGTTAAAACCAAACCAAACATATAATTCATCTTCATCGTCTTCTTTCTCAACGTGATGAACGCTGTTCCACTTGGTTCCCCAATTCTCACAACACCAATCATAAGAACCAATGGTGCCATGCTCCTTCTTTAAACGTTTTAAATCCAAGTCAGTGAGTTGTTCACCAACACCATTTGGCTTGCTGTCATCGCACCAACAAATTTTATTGGCAATCGTTCCATTGGTGCAAAGGCGATTAAACACCTCTGGCATCGGAATGATCTTATTAAAGTCAAATGGATTATCATCAGATGTTACTAGCTTCATAAACTTATCTTTCTGATGGCTCATGTCAAAAGTAAACGTTACTTCATTTGTTACCCAATTTGGCATTATTTCTCTCCTTCATGTGGTTGTAATTGATAAGATGTAAAAATACGGCTTTTCATTTCATGCTTAATCTTTTTGATTTTATAACCCGATTTTATTAAATCATTTATTCTTGCATTTAAATATTTAACACCCCAAAACATATAAGCTTCATGTGGTGTTAATTCTTCATC